GGGAAGTTGATTACGAAAACCATCTTCTTTGCTATCTCAGTTCATTTATGGTCAAACGAACTGACGCCAACAAGGCGCCTAACCATAACTCGAAGAAGCTACGGGATAAGGCTTTTGCTGGGCGACACGGGCGGTTTGAGGGGATGATGAAACATCCTATCACTTCTCGTCTCATTCGGGTGTGTTCCTCCACATTCGATGATGCCAGTATTGTTCCTCTTTGCGAGAGGGACCGGTTCATAGAGGTTGTGCGGAGTCTTGCCATTCCGGTGACTATGTTAGTCGAGCCGTTTTGGAAAGTGGATTCACGCCGGGAGAAATGTGAGAGAAGTTTTGAAGGTTCAATTCGTGCATTGGCGCAGTTGGATCTAAAGACTGATCAGCACATCGACTTAATTAAGTACGATGCTGCCTCTCTGTTTCAGATTGCTGTTGGAGATGTAGGAGGACTCCCAGGTTCCGATCAGATCGATATTGGAACGGGACATGTACTCTTACCTGTGCCGGAGGTTATTGCGGGGTTGGAATTGAAGAGGGTGTTTCGTGGAGAGATCCACCGGTTGATTTCGCGAGCTCTTGCTCAAGCCAAAGATTTGAATCTGAAGGCTTTAACATTCTTCTCTAGCTATCTTCTTTCGAAGAGAGGTTGGCCAGAGTTGAGTGAGGCGAAAAGGTTGGCAACTGTCAAAGATCATCAAGATTATTTGACTCGCTGGCCAGTCCTGGTGGAGTTGGATTTGCTGGAGAACATTCGGACAACCTGTAAAAAGGTGTTCCGTAACACGTCCATGAGCAAAATCTCTCCCTCGCTACATGCGAGTGCGGAGTATCCTCGGTCGAAAGGAGGAGCGGCTGGATGGGTGCATGATAAGCTCGTCAGGTGTGAACCTGAGACCGTACTTATTTACTCACTCAAGAACCCGGATGGATCATCACGGGAGCCAACTATGCGGGACCTACATCGTGCCGTTAGTGAAATCAAAGATTTCACCTTCGAGCAACTCCAGGATTATATGGTGACATTTAATCCTGCTGAGCATTCTGTGAATGCCCAGGTCATTCCTGAACCAGGTAAGTTCAGAATGATCACTGCCGGACCAGCTGGTCAATACTCATACTTACAACCCTTGCAGGGAAGTTTGTTGAGAAATTGGGCTGATTGTCAGTGGTCAACGATGAGAGATGGATGGGAGGCGTTGGTACTTGAATGGGATACACCAGTTGGGTGGGTGTGGAACAGCGGAGATTACAAAGCTGCCACAGACCAACTCAACATACGTTCAACGCAGATGGCGTTTGACGCTGTCAGAGAGATCTATGGGTTGCCTTTGGACTTCCCCTCTGGACTTGATGGTGTCTATGTGTCATACTCTAAGAAAGACCTTTCCGAGGGCATGCCAGATAGGATTTGGCAGACAAATGGTCAATTGATGGGTCATCCTCTTTCCTTTCCTCTGTTGTGCGTGATCAACCTTTCAGGTTTGATTTATGCACTTGACGAGGCTGTGGAGGAAGAGTTGATGTCGAGAGAAGATAAGAAAACAATTTTGGATCACACCTTGATCAATGGTGATGACATTTTGTTTCCTTGTCCAAAGTGGTTCTGCAAGCGTTGGGAAACGATTGCTGGAGAGTTGGGATTGAAACTTTCTATTGGAAAGTCTTACGCAAGTGAGACTTTCGCTATGGTTAACAATGTCATGTTCGACATGAAGAATCATAGAAGAATAGGGTATCTGAACCAGAAACTCATCCTGAATCACTGTCTTAAGAAGGGTCAGGGAGAGAAATCTCTTTCGCCTTTCGAGATTGGACATTCTTTCGAGGAAATGATGACGCTTGTTCCGTTCTCCAAGCAATTCTTGGATGATATGGTTTCAAACCGCGCTGATGTCCCGATTTTGGGTTACCAGCCACACTTGTTCATTGATTGTAACTTGGGAGGTTTCGGAGTTAATCCGGACCTTTGTCCTGTGGAGCTGAAAGCTACACGTGAACAACTCCAAGTTGCCACCTTGTTTAAGACGGGAAAGATAAATTCTTTCCTGGCTCAAGAGGGCATTAGTGAGAACAGTATGATGAAGCGGTTCATGAAACGTATCCCAACTCTCAGGTTTGATACTGAAAGAGTAGAATTGTTCGATGAGAGGATTGAGGACCAATTTGACTGCCGGAGAATTTATTCTTCGTGGGTTGGATTTCTTTCAGATCCAAAGACTGAAACAAAGAAGGAATCACGACAATTGAACTTGTCGAAGATGTGGAAAGTTGAGCCGATGACAAATGAGGAAGTTTTCTCTTTGCATCCGAGACTCCTGTTCCCCCGTCTTCCAGAAATGGAGAAGGGTCCTGAGTTGAAGTATTTGGGGCAGAAAGTGCCATTGAAGTCGCAGAAAGCGAAACTTCGCCACTTAGAGGCAGCCGAAGCCGCGAGAATCTTGATGACAAGGTTCAATGCTGAACCGAGGCCTGATGAGCAAGGTGAGGAGAATGGTTGGCGCCCCTTTGAGGGTTTGAGATACACCAATCTTCTTGCTATTCGACAGGACTTGGAGGCGGTTGAGGAGGAGGCGGATGACGAAGAAGAGGTTTCCCTAGAGGAACTTCACCATTCGGATGAGGAGGTGGGCGACGAAGGATGTGGAAGAGCCTGGTGCGACCGATGTTCAAGGGGTCTCTCTTGTTGGAGAGAACCTGCAGATTCTGATTCTGATGATGAAGAATTCTGCTGTGAACGTGCGGAGCTAGGAAAGTCCTGCTTTCATGATTGCCTGCAGCCTGAGATCTGCTACTGCAATTCTTGCAGTCCTTAACTTGGACCCTCTGTCTAGTGGGTTCGTCTATGTAAACTACCCAAAGCGGTTGGTGGTGCAATCGGCACTGCCGGAGTACTGTTCTTGAATGGTCTAACCCTTCAAATCAGGAAAAGTTTCCGCGCCAAGCTGTCCTAAAGTCCATGTGAAAGGAATTTAGCGTATGGCGTAGTGCCAAGAGACTACACGGGTAGGCACATTGTGGGTTTGGTGAAGGGGCTGAATTAGATTTAGCGGAAACCCAACTTAGCATAGTTGGCCCAACATCATGTGTTCAGATTGTCTTTCACTCGCAAATGAAATTGAGGACTGCAAAAGGCAGCGCCTCCCCCATCGAGCAGACAGCTTTGAGACTGTCGACGATGATTACCTTTACTTTCGCCAAGAAGGCTTGAAAGTTCGGTTGAATCGGCTTCAGGAGAAACATTATTTCGAGTGGGAAAAGAGAAGAGATTCTCTTTTAAGACATGAGGACTAAACATTGTGTTTAGGCGGATGAATAGTCCCTCTTATGGATGAGAGGGGGCCACGATGGCATCCAAATTAACAGCAAAACAACTTCGTAAGTTAGCTGGCGCGCTCACGAAGTCTCCCAAGCAAGCGCCTGCACTCAGAAAACCGTCTAAGAAGTCCCGAAAGGGGCGTCAAAGGCGAAAACGGAATGGACAAGCGTCGTCTGGTCGTGCTTCGAGTCGAATGCAAAACATGGGTTTTGTGATGAGTCCGGAGGCGATGAGGTGCCGAGCAATGAATCGACCGTATTTCTTTACTTCCAAAAATGGCCTCCCGGCCATTTGGCATCGAGAGTATGTCACGGATATATCAGGATCTGCAAGTTTTACAAACACGCAGTTCGTGGTGAATCCGGGGTATACAGCAACTTTTCCTTGGTTAGGAACAATTGCAGCCAATTGGGAGTCTTATCGATGGGGTAGTCTCAAATGGGACTACCAGCCGACAAGTGGAAATGCGACGGGATCAAACACTGCTCTGGGGACGTTGATGATGGGATCTCAATATGATTTGAGTGACCCTGCCTTTTCAAGTAAAAGTCAGTTTCTCAACTTTGATGGATCTATCGATTGTGTACCTTCTGTTTCTCTCTGTCACGATTCTCTGGCTGGCTATGAAGCCCCAGAGAAACTCTTCTTTGTGCGAAACACTTCTGTTGCGTCTGGATACGATATCCGTCTTTACGACGAGTGCGTATTCAACATTGCGACGGCGGGTCAGCAGGGAACCAATATTGTGGGTGAGCTATTTGTCGAGTATGTGATTGAGTTGGTTAAACCCAAGCTCTCAACCGACACAGCTTACCTCCAGGCCCATGGAGGGGGAACGGGAAACACTGCATCAGCAGCAGCACCTATTCCGTCGTCCTTTGCCATAACATCACTGTCCACTTTAGCTTTAACCAGATTGTCGGGTACCACGTTCTCAATTGGAACTGTGGGAACCTACATTTGTCAAGCTGTATGGGCAGGAGGGAACAGTATTGCAGCAGTCCCAACGGTTGCTGCTACAACAAATTGTTCACTTCAAAGTGTTTATGGTGTGGGTACTGGAAGCAATTTTGGATTCTTCCTTGCCGCTGGAACTTCGTCCAGTATCGTCTTCGCGATCAGCGTAACAGCTCTTACGAATGTAATCACCTTCGGGGGGAACACCTCCATGAGCGGATGTACCTTCGATCTCTTTGTGAACCAAGTCCCTGCAGGTTACACAGCCCTCAAATCGAGTGCTGAGGATAAACTGCTGGATAGGATCCTGAGATTGGAAAGGTTGCTCTCAGCACAAGCTGATGAGGATGATGATTATTCGGAAAGTGGTTCCGTGGTCCAGTCTGTTCGACTGAAGAGTGGGGGTGGTAGAGAAAGGTTTTCGAGGTTTTGAACCGAAAGTAGGTGGCATCAAGCAACATCTTGAGAGAATTTTTGAGGATTGTTTGTATATGGGCTCCTTATTAGTGGGAACTGAGTCTTTGACTGAACGTTCGCTAAGAAGAACTGACCTAATACAAGTGAGAATCGAAGTTGGTATCCAGGCTAAACTGATCCTGGGATTCTCTGGAGGTGAGGTGGGGAGACTCACCTTGGTGTCACGTTGCGAAAGCAACACCTGTTTAACCGCTTGAGGAGAAATTCTCGTGGAGGAAAGAAATTTCCGGGCTAACAG